GTCGGGCGAAACCCAACATAGGCCAAGTCCACCAAGGGAACGCGGTGTCCAGAAGGACACCCACTTAGGGAGGAGCTGTAAAGCTCCTTCCCAGTGCTTCAACCAGTGCTTAGAAAGCTCGAGGGCTCGATCAGGATCAAATCCCGAAAGAAACCTCTGATGCCAACCAGAGCATTGGGAGAGGAATTCCCTATCCCCGAGGCTTCGGGGAGGGTGGTAGACCGCCATGTTGACATAGGGACATAGGTCGAAGACCGTGGTCCTATGGAGCCTCGAAAGAGTCTCATTGGGGTTAACCCTTGAACATTTCCAGATATGGAGGAGGAGCTCATCATCCCAGCCAAAGACACTCTCGGGTGTCTGGGACCAAAAGATCGTAGTGTTGATAGATGCGAAGTCGCGTGAGAGATGGTTTTTCCCTGGAGACAGGGTCCAACCAACGGCTGTGACGGAGGCCTCCCAGTACTTATACTGGAGAGAGGTGGGGTCACTGATGAAAAGGAAATCATCACCGTTGACGGCACACTCAGTGCGGCCCAGGAAGGGCACGCATGAGTGGGCTTCATCATTCTCATTGCCGTAGCGAAGCGAGGTCCTATAGAGTGCAAGGTTGGCAATGCACAGAATAGGGAAACTCGAAGGGGACCCCATGAGCTGGCCCCATGACTGGTCGACAAGCTTGTCGTTAACCACCAAACTGTGGTCAGTCATGCTACGATGGAACAGTGTCCGCCATTCTGGCAGAAGGTTCCAACTGTCGCAAATAGCATCAACGATCGTGCGAGATAGTTCTGGGTGGAGGTTATCTGTAGCGGCCGAGTAATCGGCCGAAACAAAGACCTCTCCAGAATCCAAGGGGCGGCGGAACACCTCTTCTATCCTAATGGCAGTGGCAGGCTGACCTGTGAACCTGAACTCAGGCCACGGGGCGATCATCCTGCGCAACTCGCGCTGAAGGATCCGGGCGGCGTAGTAGCCGTCCGGGGGACCCATGTTGACGGTCCTCACCTTAAAAGGTTCCCCAAAAGCATTGGCTTGAACAGCCATGTGTGGGAGATCAAGAGCATCCTGGACGATCTCGTCCATCAGCTCGTTGTTAAGGAGAGTGACCTCTATGGAGTCATAGTAGGGGCAGTACCAGAAACCTTCCGGCGTGTCGGTGAGGTGTGCGGCAGGAGAGATAAGTGGAGAACCTTTGGCGCCTTGGCGCTGTTGGAAATACACTATCGCTCCCCCGTCCTTCTTACCGAAGCGGACAGGTTCTTCCTCGAGGGACTGAGTACTCTCAGTTCTAAACTCGCAAGGTTGGTCATTGGCGTCTGCGCACACAGTCGCGCTGATGTGTGCAGCAGATGAAGGGATGGTATGGTGGAAATCCGGACGGAACCACCTGTTGAG